ATGAAAAAACAAATATTATTAACTTACCCTGCTATTTTTACTTTGGAAGATAATGAATACTGGGTTGAATTTGTTGACTTAAAAGGTTGTTTTAGTGACGGAAAAACTTTAGCAGAAGCCATGGAAAATGCCAAGGAAGCTATGGGATTATTCTTAGAAGATTTGAATGAATACCCAGAATGTACTACAAATATTAAATCATTAAAATTAGAGGAAAATCAAATTGTATCTTTCGTTTCTGTTGATTTAGAAGAACACAAGAGAAAATACGAAAATAAATCTGTTAAAAAAACTTTATCTATTCCTGCTTGGTTAAATACCATAGCTGAAAAAGAAAATGTTAACTTTTCTCAAATACTACAAAAAGCATTAATAGATACTTTAAATGTTGACAAAACAAGAAAATAATATTATAATAGTATAAATAATATAAATAATCCTATACGGAAATGAAAAGGAAATAGTTATTACCAACAACTATTTCTTTTTTTATATTAAAAAAGCTAGACTAGAAATTAATCTAATCTAGCTCTAAATATCTATCTTATTTTTGTACAATAATCTAAACAAATATAACCACTTGGAGTTAATCCCCAGTTTCCTATTACTTTTGTAACTGTACATTTCACTCCTCTTACATATCCACCTTGATTTCTTGCACTTCTTGTTAATTCCTTTAATGGTTTAATTCTATATTTTGTACTTGGTCCTGTCCTTACATTTAATTTACTACAATTAACCTTATATGTACCTGTTGTATATTTTTGAATTGTTGCATTTTTTGCAGCTGCTGTATATCTGCTTGTATAAACTAATGAAATCCAACCTTTATCTGTTTTTCCCCAGCCATTACTTTCTGCTAATATTGTTACTATAGAATTTTTAGTATAACCACCAACTCTATTATAATTCACACTGGCTCCAGCTCTTATATTTAAACCACCATTTGCTATAATTTTAACTTGGTAATTTATATTAGACACTGCAGATGAATTATCATTTATTATAACAGGTGTAGTTGTGTTTTCTTTTATCTGTATTCTATCATTTTTAAAGCAGAAGAATTTTTGGTAATTTGCATATTCTCTAAAATTATCTATTGACACATATACTGTATTACCGCTTACTGTTGCCAATCCCCTTCTACTTGAAACTTCAAATTTTCCATTATACAAATATGGATCATATATTTTTATGTAATTGCCTTCTATTCCTGTTAGAACTATAAAATGTCCACCATATGTAAATAATCCCTGATTACAACTTGCTATTATATAATTGTTGTCTTTTAATTTTGAAATCACATCATCTAATTTATAGCATTCACTATAACCTATATCAAATACATCTGCTGTCCATTTAAATGCACTCCAATATGTACCTTGATTTGCACTTCTATAACCATATTTTACATATAAGTCTGCCATTTTAGCTGGAGTTATTGTTCCTTTTATACTTGACACAACCATTGCAGCACTTGTAGGTCCACAACCACTTGTACCTATTGTTTGTGTGCTATCTCCTACACTAGAATACATTTTACTTTTCCATCTATTATCTATTTGTGAGAAATATGTTAGTCCAGCATAATCTTCTAATTGTATATATGGTGTTTTTTCTGCTCCTTCATATGCAACTTGTCCTTGCTCTTTAAATGCTTCATTTTCTGTTGTTTCTTGTACTTCTAGTATTTGTTCATCTTCTGCAGTTAAACTTAATATTTCTGTTGTACTTTCATTTGTTGCAATGTCTACTATTGTATCTGTCATTTTTTCTACTACATCTTTTTGTAATTCTTTGTCATCGCTAAAAGCAAATACAACAAACAATATAATGCACATTAATATTGATGATACTATTATTTTAAATTTTTTCATTATCTTCCCCTCCTATACAAATTTACTTAATCCTAAGATAAACGCTATTGCTGTTAATATAATTCCAACAAAAAAAGAAACTACTTTGCTTTTTATTTGCTTTTTAGTTTCTTCATATTCTTTTGCTGGTTTTTCTTCAATTATTTTTAGGCGTTCATTCATTTTGTTTTGGTCTTCTCTCATTGCCTTCATTTCTGTTGCTATTTCTCGCACACTTAGCGTTAAATCATATATGTTTTCAACTTTATTTTCAATACTATCTAATCTTTTAGAATTTGATTTTGAACGTTGCTCATTTTCTACTAATCTTTCAACAACTTCTGTCTCTTGCATTTTCTTCCTCCTTTCGAGAAATTTACATTTTTAGTTTAATGGAATTGATAATATTCCAGTTAACCAATAAGCATTTCCATTAATAATACGAACAGTAACATTGCCATCAGCTACCTGTAAAAAGCCTTGTGATGTTTCTGTTCCAAAGGCTCCTGCTCTTATATAATTTTTTCCTTTCAAAAGAGTTTTTAAATCATATCCTGTAATATTAGGTAAGCTCCCTATAGTTACTTCCTTATCTGCTGCTGCAAAATACCCTGTAGACTTGCTTACTGAAACTCTAACAAATAGTACTCCATTTATTATTCTTGCTTGTATACCATTTCCATATTGAAATCCACTATTAGAAGAAAGTATTATTCCAGTATTTAAAGTTCCATTAATCCACCCAGTATCTTCGTTCTCTATTTGTTCTTTTAAATTGTTTATTTCTTTTTTTACGCCTTTTATTTGAGGTATCATATTAACACCTCTTTTCTTTTTATAAAACTATAAGTGTGTGTGTGTGTGTGTGTGTGTGTGTGTACAGCCCCAAGGCTTACATGATTTATTTTAGTCATATATTTTTCTCCTTTATATTTAATTTGCTATAAATGTGCAATTTAAGTTGTACCAAGCAGAAGTATATGCATTATCTGAGACCCATTCTAACATAATTCCTCCAGCCGGAGTTATTATCCACCTACAATATCTAACCCCAGAGCAAAATCCCTCAAAATATATTTGGGTTGCCGGTCTATACCCTTCTGGAAGTTGTGCTATTGTTGTTCCTGCCTTAGTAATTCCTGACACTCCTCCTACAATTGTAACAATTCCATTTTCTTTCTTATAAATAGCTTTTTTAGCAATCTTATCAACTGTTATTCCTGTGGCCAATGGTAAATCCTTCCACTTTTCAATTTTGTATTGTGTACCTGAAGGTAAAGAATCTAAAATTTCACCATTGCCAAATATTATATCTGAATTAAATCTTTGTGCTGATATTATTTGAACATTAGGAGTACGTGAACCACCTGGCAATTTAAAACAAACAGAAAATATACAATTGCTTTCTACTATTATAATATTATCTGAAATGTCAACTCCTTCTGGGTTTAATTGGTTTATTCTTTTAAATTTAACTTTAAAATTGGTAGAATCTTGTCTATTAATTTGCAAACTATATATATCATCAAAATCATACTGTTGAGTTGATGTAATTTTAAAAATTATCGTAGCCGTCTTAAATACAGTTTTCATATTTACATCAAATAATTTAATATATTTATTTGTATACCCTGAAGAAGTATATAAAATATTTTTTCCATCTGGAAAATCTATTTTGTTTTCAATTTTCTTAATTAAATTTTTAAGTGTTAGCATTATATTCCCCCCTTACTACTAATGTTAAAATATCTCCTGTTTCTAACTGCCAATCTGTTGTTGTCTTTATTTTATTGCTTATACTATCTGCATCTCCTATTTCTCTATAATGTCCATCTGTTCCAGCATCATCACTACTTAATGCTAGTCTTTCGGTGTCTAAGTATACATCTAATACTTCTTGTCCAACTTGATAATAACAAGGTAATGTTACTTCTGTTCCTGCATTTATATTAGATGTTATTTTTAGTTGGTAAATGTGTGTAAGCAAATTTTCTTGCATTCTGTTTATATTATAAGGTGTTAATGGTGTCTCTCCACTATATTCTGCCGGTACCACTTCATATTGCGTTCCCTCTATTTCTACATATGCATTCTTTACTTTTGTTGCTCCTTTAAACTCAATTATTTCCATTTTTTGCCTCCTTTTCAAGAGTTTCTATTCTTTTTATAAGTTTATCTATTTCTCTATCTTTTTGTTTATCTTTTTCCTGCAATTGTTCTATCATTTCTTGTTGTTCTTGGATTGCTTTAGTTGCTGTAGCAATTATTGGTAATTCGTTAATATAATACCTTTCCTCAATGTTGTCTTTTTGGGGACGTATAATTACAAAATTAGGGTCTAACATTTCCATCTCTTGTGCTATATAACCTATATCATAATGTTTTCCATCATCTTCTTTATCAAATTGTTTATGTTTAATCTTTTTTATTATTTCTAAAGCACTCTGAGAACATTTTTTTATATTTTTCTTTATTCTTCTATCTGATGAAATGTTATTAGCATATACATTTCCACTTACACTTAAATCTCCATAGATATTGGCAAGTACATTTGGAAATAGTATGAAATCTACCTTGTTACTTTCTGTACCAAAAAATATATTTCCTCCACATGCTGATAAATCTCCCTCATCTGTAACTAATACATATGAATTTCCTGTTCCAATTTTAAATGAATCTGATCCAGCTTGATTTTTATAAAATTGTATATTATCTAATATTCCCATTGATGCATTTGAAGTAGTAGTTGCAGGCATAATATAAAACAACATCGAATTTGTTTTCTCATCATTAAAAAATATACCAGGCATAGCATCTGCTTGTATTTTTACACCATTTGAAATTATTCCAGCATTTGATGAATCTAAAACTAAATCACATCCACTTAATACAAGTTGTCCTGTGCAACCTCCTGAATTTTTAGGTGGCATAGCAAAATCTTTTATGTATAAAATTGGCCAAAATTTTCCATCACTTGTTGTTACTACTCCCCAAGCCATACCATTTTTTATTTTGGTATTATACTCACTGTCTACTGAAAATGCAATATATTTGTTGTCGTCTTGCGTTTTTACTCCCATTTCTCCAAACTTTGTTCCACTTTCATGGAAGTGTTGTCCTGATTTATCTAATGACATTAAAACTTTTTTGTTATTATCTAATATTGCCAAACTTGCATTACCATTTAATATCATCATTTGAATAAATTCACTTATTTGGTTCCATGCAACCTTTACCGCTTCTGTATTTTGTTGAATATATGTTCCAACTTCTGTTTTACCTACTTTTTTATTTACTTCGCTTGTTATTTCTTCTGATTTTACATTTATTGCCGCATTCATTTCTGCTGTTGTTGAATAGCTTTCAAATTTTTGATTTACACTTAATTCAATACCTCGTGTTGATTGATTTATTGCACTATTCATTTCAACCTTCGTAGCAAATATATCATTAAAGTCATTTTTTATTATATATTCTGCATATATCTTATTTCCAACCATATCAATTAGGTATATATAATTTTCGCCTTCAAAAAGTTCTACTTGTATATTTAGTTTTTGCTTTATTGGAGTTTTTAGCGGTGTTAAAACATGATATTCTGATAATTGTAATCGTCTTATAACATATGCATTTTCCTTTTCTATTTCTATACTATCACTTATTTTTCCATTTGTTCTTAGTTCATCTGTATCAATTAAATATGTCTTTCTATCTGCTGAAGGATTAGTTCTACTTTGCTTGTCTATTATTATTTTATATATCATCTATAACACCTCCTGGTTAGGATATAAATTATCACTTGGAAACAATTCGTCGGAAGGAAACAAATTGCTTTCATACTTTTGATTTCCTTCAATTTTTAATATCAATACTTGTGCCTTGCTTGCATTTTCTAAGTGTATTTCTGTAATTCCTTCTACTTCTCTTTTATAATCTGTAACACTTGATACTTGATCTTTTATTGTATCTATGTCTTGCTCATGTTTTGTTATTTTTTCTTCATGTTCTGATGATTCCTGTACTAGTTGTGTTATTTTTCCATCAATTTGATTTATTTCACTTTGTACCCTTTTTATTTTGTTAGAGTTACTCTGTTTTGTCTGCATACTTTCTTGTTCTGTTTTGACCTGTATTTTGCTTTTTATACTTGCCTTAAATTTTCCCGCATAATTTATCTCTCCTTGATATAAAACTTTTTTATCATCAATTATTAGAATATCCCCAATATCATATGCTGGGTCTATTATTGTCTCCCCCTCAAATGCATATACTTCAAAACCTTTGATTTGATTATAAATATTCTCTACTTGTTCACTATCAACTATATACATATTGTTTTGATCAATAAATACTGTTGCTTGTGTTTCATCTCCAAATTTATAATTTTGTATTCCATCTTCATAAGAAACTTTACTTACTTTAAATTTATCACCCCAAGTGAAATCTCCAAACAAATCAATATCAAAATTAACAGTATCTTCTCCAAATGTTTTTATATAAAGTTTTCCATCTCTGCCTATTACAGCAAATCCGCCCGCTTGTTCTGCAATATAACCTAAATACGTTCTTGCTGTTACGGTGTTGTCATATACTGCTATTTGTTTTTTTGAGTTCAGAAAAGAAGTAGAACCCAGTTCTACTCCTACTTTATTGCATATATCTTTTAAGACTTCCAACATTGTTTCTGGATATATTAAATTGCTACCATCATATTTATTATCTTCAAATTTTTTCATATAATCTGTGGCTTTTATCTTTACTTTAAACTCATCATCCTCAATTGGTTTTTGAATAGTAAAATAGCCTATTGGAACTACTTCTCCATCTATACCTGTTTCAACATAAACCTCATTGTACACATCTGGCAAGTCTCTTTTATCTATTTCAAATTCAATATCAATTTCTGGAGTACACCCTAAACAAAATTCATTATTATTAAATAATTCTAATTTTGAACTAAAATCTATAATATGATTTGGTTCGATTTTATTTCCGTCTATGTATATATTTAATTCATGTTGTATTGAATCATTTAATACTTTATCTTTATAATTTTGACTTGTATTATACATTTATAGCCTCCTATAAATTTGCTTTTTTTGAAGCTTGTTTTTGAGCTTCTGTTAGTTCTTTTTGCATTAAATTAAAAGAACACTTCCATCTTGTTTTGAAAGTGTTCGTATTTAATTCTGTATCTATCATTTCTACTTTTCTTTTTGAAACTCTAAACTTTGCTCCTTCTAAAAATCCACCATTAACAACTGGTACTTTTACATCTAGAATAAATGGGTTCTTATATGTTTTTTGTATTAGTTTCTCTGCCTCATCTTCTGAATTTAAATCCCATGACATAGAAAGTTTTAACATTCCTATTGCTATCGGATTGTCTATCAATGCCCCTGTTTTTTTACTTGTATAACTATCATTGTCTGTATCTTCTATATCTGCACTATATGCAGATGGAGTTGGTAAATTTTGTGTTTCTCCATGTTCTCTCCATATCATTATTAATCACCTACCGTTACTATTGTATTTTTACCAGTTCTCCTAGTTTTTGAGTTTATATAATCTATTGTATCGTCAAATATTTCTCTTCCTAAGTATTGTATTGTTACATGTAATGGCTGTCCATTACTATTGTTAAAGTCTGATAATACGTCTTCAAAAGTATCTCTCATTATGTTTTGTGGTGTTACAATTTCTGGGTTAGCTTTAGCTCCAGAGTATTCCCCCGCCAATACTGTTGTTGCCTCTGTTAATACGCCACCTTTAGCTAATCTTGGTATTTGTGGAACTGATATGGTAGATATCCATCCAAATGGACTTAACCCCATGATATTTACGTTTTTTATTGCTCTTAAGGCTGCATTTAATCCATTAAATGGTATGGCTACTACTTTATTAATTCCATTTATTATTGCATTTACAATAGCTTTTAATCCATTAAGTATTCCTTCTTTTATTCCATCAAAAACACGTCCTCCAGAACTAAATACATTTTTTACTGCTTGCCATGCTTTTCCAAATATGTTTCCAAACCAATTGGCCACATTTCCAAATACATTGCAAATTCCTTGCCATACTCCCTTAAAGAAAGCCCCTACTGAACTAAAGGCATTCTTTATTCCTTGTACTGCACTATTAAATGTATCCGAAAACCATTTTCCTACATTACTAAATGCATTACATATGTCATTCCATCTATCTGCAAACCATTTTCCTATATTTTGAAAAGCTTTTGTTATTGCTTCTTTTGCTTCTTCAAATTTTTGTCCTAGCCATTCTGAAATTGTTCCCCAGTTCATAATAGCAACTATAACTAATGCTATGACAGCTATTATTCCAGCTATTATAGCTATAAGTGGTAATATTGCTATATTTAATGCTGTTGAAATAGCAGTTAAAGTTGTTAATATTGGAACTAATATGCTTATTATGGTACTTACTGTCCCAATTGCAACTGCAATTGCTAATATTACTTCTGCCACACCTGGATTTTCTGCAAGCCATTTAAATATATCTATTAATCCGCTTAACATATCTAGTGCAAGTGTGCCTATTCCTTCGCCAATATCCGCTAATGCATCAATTAAAGGTTGCCAATCTATCTCTGATATTTTTTCTGTTATTACTCTAAACTTATCTGAACAATTATTTAGCCAATTTTGAAATCCTTCACTTTGTACTACATTATTTATTGCTCCTAATAAATTATTAAAAGCATTGCCCAAATTTTGTACTATTGCATCTCCATTACCATTGTAATTCCAAGCATTTGAAAATGCCTCTGCTATGTTACCTATAATCGCTAAAATTAGTTCTAATGATTTATATACAGTTCCATTCGTAATTATCTTTTCAAAACTTCCCCATACTGATGATATTAAACCTCCAACTTGTCCTGCTGTTGTTTTTATTTGTTCCACCAAACCAGGTCCATACTTATTCCAACTATCAACAAGTGGCTTAAAGAAATCATATAATTTTTGTGATAGTGCTGACATTTGATTATCTATTCCAGACAAATCAAAACTTGGTGATGTGCCTCCGCCACTTCCACCATCAGAGCTATCATTAGATTGTACATTGTTTATTTCACTATGTATATTTGATAAACTTTTTGTTTCTTCTTTCGCTTTTTTTGCGTTTCCAGCCATATTTGCATATGAACTCGCACTTGCTTTAGCAAATATATTTACTCTAAACAATGCATAAACAACAGATTGTATAGCTTTCATTAGTTGATATATCAGTCCTGTTACATACTGTATTACAGGTGCAAAAGCTGAGCCCATTGCATATTTCATATAATCAATATTAGCTGATAATTGCTTTGCTCCTGCATTTTGGCTAGATAACCAACTTTGAGCACAACCACTTAATGTGCTATAAATACTTTGTAATGAAAAAAGTGCACCAGCATATTTTAAAATATGTCCAAGCCCATTTTTTAAGCCTCCACCCATATTTCTTATATGTCCTGTCACACTTTGAGTTATCTTTGATAAATTTTGACCAATACTTGGCATTTTACTAAAAGTATTTTTTGCACCATTCAAACTAGGCTTTACTTGTTCTATTTTTTGCTTAAAAGCTCCAAAAAAACTACTCAATTTATTTTGAGTAGTTGAAGTTTTAGAGATCTGTTGTCCTAATTCTGCCATTTTAGATTTTGCACTATTTAATAATGCATTATATTTTTCAATTTCACTATTTAATTTATCGCTTTGCTTTACTAAACTTTGATAACTTGCATTATTGTCTAATTTTTTATATGTTTCTGCTTTTATTTGTTTATTTCCAGCCTCTGGCATTTCTTTAATTACAGACTGATTTGTGTCGTTTCTTATCTTATCCAAAGCATTGTTTGTAACATCTAGCTTTAACTGTCGACCAGTTATTTTCTTTTGTAGACTATCGATTTCTTTTTCAATTTGTGTTATTTGTTTTTGTGCATCTTTGTTATTAACTTTAATTGCTATTTTGTTGTTTTCAGAACTCTTTTTTAAGTCCTGCATCTTCTTTTTCATAAAGTTAACTGCTTGATGTAATTTGCTTGTCATTGTCTTTGTGTCTACTTTTGAAAAAGCCTCTTGAACTTGTTTCATTTTTTCTTTTATTGCAGGTAACATTTTTTCAAATTCTTTTAATGCTTCTTCTACTTTTGCAGTTACTACTATCTCTATTTCCTCTACTGTAATAAGTCATTCCTCCTTTCATATTTTCCAAATAAAAAACACCTACCTAAGTAAGTGTTTTATTTTATTTTATCCAATAATTCTTTTTTCTTCATTGCAAATTCATAATCTGTCAGGATTCCATCTTTGTACAATTTAGATAACCTTTCAATTTGAATACTTGCATTCTCTTCTGTTATATATTTATGTTCTACTTTTGTTATAGTTCCTGTCTCTATATACTTTTCATTATTCTGAGATATAATAATTTTTAATGTTGATATTATATTTTGTGCATTATTCATATATTCTTTATATTTTTTACTATCTTTCAAAATACTTCTTTTACCATATTTACAATTAAATATAATTCTTGGATTGTTTATATCTGTTGTCGTTATATTTAATGAAAGTGTTGTACATAAATTTGTTTGGAACGTTGTATAATTCGTTTTCATCTTTTTTGAACCTTTAATTTTACTATTTCCAACAGTATTTGATATTGAAGTTCCGCCTTCTATTAATTCACAGTCCAAAATTTGAGAAAATCCATATACTGTATCTAAGATTTTTAATTTATGTTCTTCTTCATTAATATAAAAATTGTCACATAATTTTTTAAATCCCTGTTGAATCAAATTTCTTTCTTTTTGCAATTTTAATTCTTTTCGTTTTTTCTCTCTTTTTACTGCTTTTACAAGTACATATATCAATAGTGCTAGAATAAGTTCCAATACTAATATAGACGGAGCTACTGCTATGCAAGCTATTTCAAAAATTATTATTGGTATTGATATAATTACCATTAAAACAATAAACCACCATCTTTTATATATAGCTTTTGTTGTCTCTTTAGAATGTACTTCCATTTTTACTTCTCCTTTAATACATTGATGCTTCTACAATTTTAAAAGTTGCATTTTGCATTGCGTTTAATTTGTCTGATGATACATATGTAAATATATCAAAACTTTGACTTTGTCCTGCTGCTAAGTCATTTGCATAAACATAATCTTCATTGATTCTTGCTCCTGATTCATCTACTGCTTCTATATGTAAGTTAAAAGATTTTGTTTCTGAAGTTTTGTTTGTTACTTTAACTGTCAACTTTGTATCCTTTGTTCCATAACTTCCATTAGTCACTTCAAAATTTCCTAGTTGTGCATCTACATCATTAGCTAAAACTTCTTCTGTACTGCTTCCTGTTGCCTTATCTAAATTAGCACTAACTTCATTTAAGCTATCTGATAAAGCTTTTTGAGAATTAATTGTAATTACCATTGCTAGTACGCACAAAATAACACCTGCAATAGCTTGTCCTTTGCTGGCTTTTTTAATTAATGATACTATTGCTAAAATTCCTCCTATTAACCCTAAAACAAATGATACATTATTTACTATTGGAATAAATGAAGTACACACTCCTATAATTCCTAATACTAAACCAGCAGTTCCAAATCCACTCTTTTTCCTCTCTTCCATAATAAATTTCCTCCTTTTATTTTATTATAAATAAAAGTATATCACTTTTAGTTGGATTTTTAAGTCGAATTTTGTCGAAAAGTATAATTTTTTTAATTTTTTTCTGTTTTCATTATATTTCTCATTCTTCTTATAATTTCTTCTGGAGATTGTACCTGTTGTTCCTCTTCCTTAAATAGTTCTTTATAATTATCTCTAATTGGTACTATTTTAGGGTTTCTGCTCATACTATCTGCTCTTATAAGTTTATTAGTAACCGCTTCTTGCAAATTAATTTCACTTTTTAATTCATCAATTATTTTTACAAGATGTATTTGACAATATGTATTTATTTCTGAGTATCTGCTATTCCAAAACTCATGTGGTTTTATATCAAAGTAATACGCTAGAGATTCTATTGAATATATTAACTCAACTAAATTATGAGCTGTTTTTATTTTTTCTATTATATCATTTAAGCCTCGTAACCTTGAAATCCTTGTTCTTGAAGTTGTTTCTCTGCTATTTTGCTCATTGCACTTTCTGCTGACTTTTGAACTAAATCGTTCATATTCATTGTTGATAAAGGATTTGAGGTCATTTCTTTTAATTCTTTCTTGCTCATTTTCTTTTTGAAAAAACCCTCATCATTCAATGCCTCTGCAATCTTTTCATATAAATCATTTGCAGTTATTCCTTCTAGTCTACAATCATCCATAAAGTCATATACTTCATTTGATGTCATAAATGTACTTTTGCCATCCTCATTTTCTGCTAATTTAAATATTATTTTTGACAAAGCTTCTCTATCGCATATTGAATATGCTCTTGTGAAGGCTTCTTCAAAATTTTTATTTTTTAGTAGATTAGCTATGTCTACTATTTTTCGTGTTTTTAGTACTAAATTAATTGTTTTATTTTTTGTTTCTATAATCATTTTATTTTCTCTCCTTTGCAAAAGAGAGAAGGCTTATTCTGCCTTCTCATTATTTTCTTCTATTGTGCTAGCAACTTTTCTTGTTCTACTCCTAGCACTTAATGTAGAACTAAGTTGTGGGAAAGCCTTTACTTTCTTGTATTTCTGAGTTTCTATAAATTGTTAATTTTGATTTTAACATATCATCTATAGCAATTTCACTCATTCCAACATAACATGTTCCAGTAAAGTACCATGTTAATGGTTTTCCTGCCTCTGAAGCTGTGCTTTCTGGTAATTGGATTGCCCAATAGCCATTTGTTTTTGCAGTTTGTAGTGCTTTTAATTCATCATATTGGTCTTCTTTAAATAATATTTCTATTTCTAGATTTTCTGCTTTCTGTCTTCCTTCTGCCATTCTTTCATCCGGAATATCTAAAGCACTATAAGTCACTCCTTCTGGTGCTTTTAAAAATTCTGGTATACTTTGTACAAAAGCTATTTGTTTTCTTTTAGCCTGTGTTTTTAAGTCTTCTAATGTATCTGCATGAAACAATTTTGTCATTGTACTTGTTTTTGGGTCCATTTAAAATTCCTCCTATTATCTTATAAAATTAAAAGAGGCCGTTATTGAATTATAACGAACCTCAAATGTTATTGTTATACCGTATTTTTGCAATATAGGATCATACATTGCAGGGCTGGTATTTGTCCTTATAAAATTATATTCTTGAAGTTTTGTATCAACTTCATCTGTCATTTGCATGGCTTGACGTTGCTTTTCATTCCAACAAGTTATTGATATTTGGAATGTTGATTGAATTGGAAATGCATTTTCCGTTTTATTCACAGATTTTAAAGGTGTATGTAATTCTAGGCAAGGAAATTTACTTGTTGTTGTAGGATTTGTTAATATTTGCTTATATTTCAATGATTCTAGTTTTTCATATACTAAATCACTAAACTCTAATTCACTTAAATCTTTCATTTACATACCTCCTTTAACATCTCATCTAATTTTTTCTTAACTATTTCTGCATTTTCGTTTCTACTTTTAAATTCAGAATCACTTAAAAAGTGATTTGCTTTTGAGCCTACTGCAACATAGAATTGTTCTCCTTTTATGGTTACAATTGGATAACTTAATGAACTACCGACTTTATTCACAGGTATATACCATTCTGTATAGCCTGATTCGATAAAGTGTTTTGTTTTTCCTATGTGTTCTTGCTCCGCATATTGTCCGAGTTCCAAAATACTCAAACCATAAATATGATTGTCCATTTTCAGTCATAAATTTAGAAGGGTCAGCATATACACGACCGTTTCACTTCTTTAGTAGACATATCAATCATTTCTGCTAATATACCTTCTTCCTTATGTCCGTTTTTCCAATTTTATAGCATAACCTCTAATGTTTTTTAATACATCTTCAGTTGCCATCTTTGCAGTTTGTGGTAGTTTTTTAATTATAGTATCTATATTTTTAAAATTATGTTTTACTTTTATATTGCAATTGAAACTTATCATTGTATTTTCTCCATTCTATATACATAAGTACTTCCTATTTTATTTTTGTCCAGTACTCTATACTCCGGAATAAACTTCTCTAATTTTGAGATATCTTCAAATGATATTCCATTGCCTTTTTGCATATCATAATCTCTTGTCGTACGACCTTTATATGTACTATAATCAACTTCACCAGTAGACTTTCTATCTAATTCATTTACATCTTGTTGCATATTTAGCCAAGCTATACCTTTATATTTCCATACTTTTGAAACTTCGCCGTAGTCTTCTATTTCTTCATATTCTGATATATATACTTTTGTTAAATCTCGTAATAGCATTACTTGAATATCCTTATTGAAGCTGCATCTATTCTTAGTTTTTTCTCTATATCATTAAATGAACTCGAAATAGAACCTTCATTACGACTTAATAGTCCTTCTGAGCCTCTTGCATTGTATTCAGATATAACGGCTTTTTTTATGTATGGAAATAACTTTTTATCAGTTTCTTTACGATTAGAAGCATCACAGGCAATAGAAGTCATATCTACTATGATGTCTTGTATTATATTATCTGTATTTTCAATATAATTTGCTCCTAATCTCTTTTTTATTTGTTCTAACATCTATTGCCCCTTTCTACTATCCTCTTGAAATTATTCTTGCAATTGGAATAGCTTTGTGATTTATATAACTTCTATCTTCTTCAGATGCTTCACCAGAATTTACTAAATCCCAGTTAGAACCATCCTCAAGTTCTTTATCTGTTGGTGATAATGAAACTTGTGATTTCTTTTCATATGAGATTCCAAATGGTGCAAATACTTTTCTTTGTCTAATATATAAAGTATCTTGTCCACCGTTTTTTGAAGGATTTCTATCCATTTCATAAGGTACCTTTACACCAACATCTTCAAAATCAATAGCTCCAATACCTAATATATATGTTATATATTCTGTATGTGCTTCATCTGATACTTCATAATAGTCTCCGATGCTTCCTTCAACTGGATTAGAAACTGCTGTATATTTTGTTCCAGATTTTGTATAATATGTTTTTCCAGCTACAATAGCTTTATCAGCTGTTTTTACATATGTTGCTTCAACTTCTTTTGTTGGCATATCATCATCAATTACTACTAGTTTACCATTCCATGTTCCTAAATCTAATTCTCTTGTTATGCCATCTTTGTCAGTATATTTCAAGTGTTCTAATAAATTTAAGTTTTCAATATTTGTTGCAACATCTGAATGCATAAATACTAAAGCAAATTTCTTTTTATTTGCTCCACATGCTTTGTTTGTAGCTGTATTTAATGTTGTTGCTTGAATATTTCCTTTTACTTCTGTTGTGTGTTTATTTACAAATTCTAAGTTTTTAGCACCTGTCATTGAGAATATTCCTTTTAATACTGCTAATATTGTATCTTGGTCTAGCCCATCCTTATAATCTGCTATTTGTTCTGCAACATTTTGCATAAAGTCTTTTCCACCTGTTACATCATAAGAAAAATCTTTTTCTACAAATCCTTTTGCTCTACCAACAACTACAACACCTCTTTCAAATGTTTTTGTTGATGTTGCTGTTATATCTGTTTGTCCATCATAATTTACTGCATCGCCTTCTAATAGTCCACGCATAGCAATTCTTGCATATGCTGTACCATCTTCGTCAGCAAATACTTTTCTAATATCTTCATTTCCTGTTAAAGCTCTTGATTTCTTTAACTCGTTTGTTTTTAAATTTGGTATTCTATCTACTGAATACTTAAATGCTTTTTCGTTAAAACTTTTTGAATCAAATTTTCCCATTTTTTATTACCTTCCTTTTTATAAATTTACTTCTGGGTGTTTATTTAGATATTCAGCCAATTCTGTATAACTCATTTGACTTATATCTTTTTGAGTTACCCTTTCTCCTGTTTGTGGTGCTGGCTCTTTAGAATACTCACTTATTGCTTTTTCTCTATCTGCTTTTGATACTTTTTCAAATATATCTAATTTTGAATTGATACTTTCAGCAGTTTCTCTTGAAAAATCAATAGTTTCTATGTATCCTAATGAGATACCTCTTTGACTTGCTTGACGAATTGTTTCGTCTTTTAGTCTATAAGCATTTAGTTCATTTTCAGCTTTATTTGCTCTAGATCTTTCTTGCTCTAATTCATAAGACTTTTTTTGGTCTTCATCCATTTTTGCAAGTTTATCCGCTTCTGCTTTTTTAGCTTCCATTTCTTCTAAAATTGCTTGTCTTTCCTTTTGCTTTTCAGCATTAATCATTTTATTTACTTCATCTCTTGTAAAAGTTTTTTCTTTATTTTCTTCTACGTTTGATGTTTCAACTTTTTCTACACTCTCGGCAGTAGATTCCATATTTGTTTTTACTTCTTCATTACCTTCCATAACGAATTTCCTCCTTAACTTTTACGGTTGTTATAACCAAACTATTTGACTTTTTACGGAAGTCTAACCATACAAAAATAGACAGTTTAAAGCCATATCTAGGGCATAAAAAATAGACGTACGTCTACGTCTAAAATTTATAATTATAAAATGTTAATAACTTATTTATTTCCGTATTCTTCAAAAAAGTTTTCATTAAACTTATATTTAAACATTCCTATCAATGGTCTAAATATTGTAATTATAGTAAATATAATCCAATACCAAGTTGGCATTTGTAATTTAATACTTAATATTAAAACTAATAACCACATATTATTTTTCCTCCCTTGTTATTCCTTTTATAGCCCAAAATTGAGCCTCTTCCAATTTTGTTAATGCAAGTGATGTTTCTCTACTTGGCTTACACTTTAAATCAATTTCATCATAGATAATTGAGAAACATTCTCTTATATGTTGTATTCTGTTATTTTTTTCTTCATCTACTGCTAAATATTTTGCTCTATCGTTCATTTTTTCACCTTCTTTCCATAATAAAAGCACCTACTATTTTAAGTAAGTGCTTATTTTTCTAATTCCTTTTTTAAATATTCTTTATATTCCTCAAAACTATTCCATTCATCATAATTAAAACCTAATGGTCTTTTGCCATTTTTTTCTATATACTTATGAATTAACTCTTTTACATTATTTGGTATAATCATTATATAACTTCACTACCTTTTCTTTAATTTCTTTCAACCCAGATATACTATTAATTATATCTAATGTATCTTTGTTATTTGTTAAATATGCTGACATTATATTTGCCGACAACTCTTTTTCTATCCTTGTTACATCTTCAAGCCAATATTTGCTTGAATGATTATAGCTTCCTGATATTTTACTATTTGTTACAGCAGAAAAAATATCACTTAATGTCATATTATCTTCATATTTACTACTAGATAACATTTTGATATATTTATCTTCATCTATATCTATTTGCAATCTTGTTCTTCTTAATTCGTTATCTATATTTAATTTATCAGATATATTATTTCTTATATCTATCATATGTATAATTTCATGACTTAAACTTTCTGATAAATCATAATATTTAAAATTTGGATGTGTTGGATTAATATATATTTTATTGTCATCTATATTATATCTCATTGGAACATTTAAATTGTTTTTTATTTCTGCATTATCACTTGTTAAATATTTGTTAAATAATCTTTTTACATTAGAATTTAATTTTGTATTAATTAAAACTTGTTTAATATCTTTACTTATTTTAGGTATATCAAGATTATACTCTGTTTTTTCTTGTTTTGCAATTGGTGGTAAATACATAATATAGCTTCTGCAAAAATGAAATCCATCATCAATTGGAGGACAATTTAAACCAATAACAAGCCCAAAGCAACGACATTTTACTATACTATCATTAGTTTTGCTATATCTTTTAAACTCATTCCAATCGTGTATGTAAAATTCTTGATTATCTAAACTTTTGCACATTTGAGTTTGTCTTTCATCGCTAATTCCTATAAATCTAACTTTTGCATTATCTCCCGCTACTGATTTTATTCCATCCACTTTTGACAGATTATTTAATCCTATCATTTGTAAGTCCATTGCACCTGATATTTTATCATTATTTATATTAAGCTTTTGATTATTTTGTCTATTTATTATCGTTTGAAACTCGCTAGAATCGATTTTTAGGTCTTTTTGTTGTTGTGTATTTAGAATTACTTGTTTATATATTTGTTGTGCATTATATTGTATTGTTGTTTCAATATATTGCTTCCAAGTTAGTCCGACTATAATTAGGTTGGTCTAATAATGCAAGAAATAAAGCCATCGGAATTATTGATGGCTTTTTCTTTTTATTTACTTCTTGTTGACCTTGTTCATAGTAATAATTAGCATCTTCATACATTATTTGTTTTTCTTGTTCTTCTAATTTGTTTTGTTCTTCTATGTATGCACTATAAATAAGTAATTCTAATATTTCACTATTCTTTACTCGCGTTCTTCCATAAATGTTATTTGCTAATACTTTAAAATAACCTGTTAGTAGTTTTTGTTCTTTCCATTGCTCTATGTAATTATTTATTCTTTTTTTGGTTTTATTATCTGCTATATTATATATATTTTCTGATGTAAAATTAAATGTATCTAGTAATTCTTGAAGTCTATTTTGCGTTTGTTTTGATGTTTTATTATATAGTTGTTTTAATTCTCGCATTTTTGCATCGTGATAATTCCATATATTCATATTTCTATACCTTCCATATTAAACAAATAAAAATTCCAAGCATGATATATATAAACCTTGATATATTTATCCCTGTAATTTCTTGTATAAATCCTTCCATTATTCCTGCTATAAAAGATAATAATGATATGCATGCAATTTTTATTAATAACATATTTTTACTCCTTTTTTATCTGTTTATTAACTGCTTTTTCTTGTTCTTTCTTATTATCTGCTGTTAATTTTTGTGCTTTTTGTGTTTCTGTTAAGTCTGTTGCTTTGTTGTCCTGTTTATCTTCTTTATCGTTTTGTTCTACTTCTGCTTGTCCCATTATTTGCATTTGTTCTAGATTTTTCTGAATATTTTCTTCGTTTTGTAAATCCATTTTTGCTAATTCACTTGTTGCATCTAAATCAAGATTTAATAAATTTATAACCGTTTCATCTGGTAATAAACCTCTTAATTTCAATGCATTTGTTATGTCTGTCGCTTTATCAGAAGGTAAATTTCTATTTAGTTTTATCTCAATATCTCTAAAATCATAAGTTTTGCCCTTTTCTTTATTGAATTTTTCTAATATTATTCTCCATCTTCTTGTTAATCCTTCAAGAAAATCGCCTTCGAATGTTGCTATATACTGTTGTAAGCTAAAAAATTTCTTTTCAAGTGCTGAATTATTATCAGCTGATGTAAATCCAAGGTCTGTCATATTAGGGCAGAATGAGCATAAACAAATAATATCCATTAATGTTTTTTTATGGTTCTGTAATGCTGTATCATTTACATTCTTTTCAACCCAAGCTATGTCGCTATTTACATCTTTGTTTCCGTCTAAATATCTAACTCTGCTTGTTAATACATATTCATCTTCTTTTTGTCTTGCTGGATTTATGATATCTTCGCCTTTTTCATTTTGGATAATCATTGGATTTTCTGGTTGATATCCTATAACTTTTAATATTGCCTCATCATTATACTTAAATACATTTCTTGAATTTTGAATACATCTTTCATATGCTTTTATTAAACTTATTACAGGTTCAAATATTGCCATTCCATCACAATTTTCTATTGCCGTTGCTGGTATATCATCATCCCACATTCTTGGTTTCTTTTCTTTTTTGTTTTCTTTGAATAATGATTCGTCTTTAAACTGTTGTTCATATGCTGGTGTACCAAATATTTTCCTTTTTTCAGGCGTGTCATAATAATATCTTTTTCCGTCTACTGTTGTTAACTCTATCATTTGTTGGTATTCACCATTTGCTATATATGTACGAATTATTCTATATATACCTATTAATTTTTTAGGTAATGAATAATCCCATATGGCCACTGTTTCTAATGCATCACTTCTTGTTATTGTTATTTCTCCTGTCTTTTCATCTTTATAATATATTTCATAACAAGCTCTTTTTACTAAATAATCTAAAACCATATGTAAAAAATGTGAACCATCATTATTATAATCAACTATATGTTTTATTAATTCTTCTATTTCTTTTATTTCTTGTTCATCGTTAGTTTCATGATTAAATAGTTCTTTGATTATTTTGTCTTTATCTTTGTTAAATGCTTTTACCTTATATGTCGGTGCTTTTCCTCCAAAATAACCAGCAGACATGATTGATATATATCTTTCTAATGGTACTTTTATGTCCTCATCATCTAGACTTGCTAGTTCTTCATCTGTTAGTTTTCTTCTGAACTTCTCATATAACTCTTTTCTTATATCTAATTCTTCTTGTGCTTTAAAATATATATCTGTTATACTTCTTTCTTCTGCTAATTTTTCTTTACTATATCTTAACATTGTTTCCTCCAATCAAAAAAACACCTACTTTTTAGTAGATGTTACATATTTATAAAAGACTTATTAGTCATTGTCATATTTGTATTTTTAGGTTTTGGATTTTCATATACTCCTGTTAAACAGTCCTCAGCATCATCATGTTCATTCTTTCCAGTTCTTACATAATGTTTTAAGTGTTTGGAAAATTCAGGCCATCTATCTTCCCAATTTATAGGAAAATATATATTATTCATTACTCCCGTCGAATTACTTAGTATTCTTGCAACTTTATTTTCTCCCTGATGAAACCATCTAACATTTGTATGTCTATTGCCTAAATTTCTTAAATTTGTTATTACATTTCTTGCGAATCCTCTACCACCATTATTGCTTTCTATATTTGCGTTTCCTACATTATCTTTTGTCAGCATTTCTGCAACTGCTGGTTCTGTTATTTCCATTGCCTCTTGTGTATAAATAACATTTAATATGTAATATTCTTCATTGTACATTTGATAATTTATTGAACATAAATAATCATTGCCTTCGTCAGCAGTATCTGTATAGTTCATAATATAATGTGCTGGCGGTAATTTTTCATATGTTTTAAATGCTGTATATAATCTATTTTTAACATCTATTGGCTCTTGTTGATAGTTAGCATATACAATATCTTTGTTCATATTTTTAGTTTTTAATTTATAATCTTCTTTGTTTAATATTGCTTCACATAGCATTGAGCCATCTTCTTGAACTGCTTTATAATTTATATGTCTTACATTATCATAGTTTTCTAATATATACCCTGCTAAATCATTACTAGACCATCTAGTCATAATAATTATTAACTTAAATCCTGTTTCTGTTCTTGATAACATTGTATTATTAAACCAGTCTATTTGCTTCTGTAGAACATTTTCATTGTATGCTTCTTCGACATTCTTTATTAAGTCATCTATTATCATTAAAGTACAACCAAAACCAGTCGCAGTTCCCTTTGGTGATGTTGCTAAATAATTGGCTTGTCCACTTCCTTCTAATGCCCATTTATTTGCACTAGATTCGCCAAATTTAATTTTTGTATTAGGAAATATGTCATTATATACTATTATTCCTTCTGTTTTTTCTGATGCTATTGTGTCTCTTACTGATTTTGCAAATGTTGTTGATAGTATTTCATTATATGAACCAGTCATTACTTTTTCTTTATTGTTATTTCCAAATACCCATTCAACCAATTTTCCTGCTGTTCTTGATTTTCCATGTCTAGGTGGCATGTTTATTACACAAATTCTATCATCACTTTCGTAGAAATCTTGTAATTCATGACACATATCTTTTAAGAATTGTCTATCTTCTTTATAAAAATCTGGTGCAGTTAATTTACAATATTCAAAAAAATCACGTCTGGCTAATTCCAAACGTGCTTGTTTTTTTAATTCTTCTTTTATATTATTATTCATTTAATATCTTTCTCAACTCTTCTGTTGTCATTCCTGAAAATGGATTATTAACTTCTCCAGATATGTTTAACTTATCTTGTGGCTTTTCTCCAATTGTATCTCTAATAGTTTCAAATGCTTTTACATTTCCGCTTAAAGCTTCTTGAATAAGTGAAAAACTTATTTTTTCTTGTATTGTTTTATCTTCTACTTTAGTTTCTAGCAATGTTATTAGTTCTTCTCTTAATGTTTTTCGCTGTGCTCTTACTATTCCAGATTTAATCCCACCTTGTCTACCCCTTTTTCTTGCTTCTTCCTTGGTTCGTACAGGTTTTAAGTTTTTTTCATTTGCCATCTAATCACCTTCTTTATGTTTTTATTCATATTCATGCTTTTTCTCTATAATAAAAGAGTCTACTGAAACTATCCCCCAAAAAAATAGAGTTTAACTTTGGTAAACCTCTTTTATCTTATTTTTTCTATAAGTAATCTATTAGGTTTTATAGTATTTTCAATTTCAACTATACAATCTTTTATTTCGTCATTATTTATTTTTTTTCTTAGATTATCTGCTAATTTTATAGCAATATCTTTCTCTTGAATGACATTAAAATTTATTTCTTCATACTTTACTTTTGCTATTACTTTATAAGCCTTAGATTTTTCGTTCCATTCTTTCAGTGCTTTAGAATTTAAGCAAAAATTTTCTTTTCTAAACATTTCTGGATATTTTTCTAAATTATTTTCATATTGTTTTTTACCATCTTCATATGAAAAAAAAGCAGATATTTTATTATTGTATCTTTTATAATATTTAATAACTTCTTCTATCTCATTTTTACTCTTACAACTCTCATTAATGCAAAATTTTATAAATTCATTGTCAGGTTCTTCAATCAATTCTTTTATTGTCTTTAAACCTCTTAATTTTATTTTTTCACAATTATCCATGTTCGTAGTTATATGTTCCAAAATAAAATGAAATTTTGAATAATCAACATTTTCTAGTTGTATTCCTGGCCAATTATTTTTTATTTTTATCAAAGTTTCTTTTGCTTTTTCTACTGTTGTTATATTATATTCCATATTATTCCCCTTTTTAAGGATTTTATCATATTTTGTTTGAAAAGTCTGTCAAATTTCATCAAAAATAATTATTTTTTGCATTTATTCCTCTGCCTCAAAATATTGTTCTACTATTTCATGAATAATATCATAAGAATTTGATACTATGTCTGCAACATCTTCTTCTGTGTATTGTTTATCACAATGTGTTATATAATTGTCTATATAGCAATGTGCTAATTCATGAATTAATGTTGCTTTCTTTCTATCTTTTGGCAAATCTTCATCTATGTATATTTTTTGTTCATCACAATATGTAATTCCATAATATCTTGTATCTATTGATTTTAAATTTTCTTCTTCATTTGCTCTTCTTATATTTTGTTTATTTTTTATTGCTTGTTGTGATACTTCTATTATTTTCCATTCTCTGTTGTTTATTTTGAATTTCATTATTTTTCTTCCTTCCTGGTCTATATCTAAAACAATAATCATAATTCTTGCATTGCTCACATTTTCTTTTCATGCAATTTGCATAGTTAATCTTGTCGCTCATAATACACACACTTTGTACATATAATGTCATTATTTTTGAATACTCTTATTTCACAGTCAAATTTTTCTTTGTTTTTGCATTTTGAGCAATGCTCTTTTTTGTATTTTTCTATTCTTTCTTGATTAGTCATATGTACTTCTCCTTTTTTATATTTCGACATATTTTGACAGTTTTTTTATTCTTTGTTTGCTATAATCATTTCGATTGGAGGTGATTATATGATAAATAAATGTCCTTATTGTGGTAGCAATAAATTTGGCAAAATTGAAACTGGAAAAGATAATGTAAAATACGTTCTAACTCAAATTGATTTATCCTCTAATAGTTTCTTAGCCACTTGTGGACTACCCGTTGATGCTTATGGTTGTGAAGATTGCAAAGGAATAATGCTTATGCATGATCAACTAACTTTCCATCAATAATATTATTAGCAATTATTGAGTCAGCAGTATTAGCTGACTCTTTTTCTTTGTAAGTAATTTCTATTTTTTCTATTTCTTCTGTTTCAAATAGTTCTAATATTCTTTGCTCTGCTTTTAATTTATTAAGCATTTCACATTGTCCCATTTTTTCAGTTCCACTTATTACTTTTATTGTTTTTCCCATATCTTTTCCTCTTTTCTTTTTATAAACTCTATGCAATGATATAAAATGTCCCCACCTCAATTACTTATCTAGAATTTCATTGAGGCTGTATGTAAAATGATACCTGCAACGAAAAACCATACATTTAAGCCTCTTTCGCTTTTTGTATTCTTAAAACATTAGCTTTATGTTTGTTGAATAAAGGATTAACAGTCCTCTCCAACTGTTTATATCACTGCATACAACTTATAAATATTACTTAGAACTCGCTAGGAAAGTTCTGTAAAAGTTTATATAAAAAAATAACTTGAAAAAAGAGCAAATACAAAAAGGGGCTTGTACTTACTCTTTATTTTCTACTTACATTTCTCTTGATTATATATATATCACATTTTAATAGTGTGTTTCAGTAATATTTAGTGTTATGTTTTAGTTTTTTGCTTTAAAATTATATATAGGTCTTATTGTTTTCTGTATTTCAATAGTGTCTTTTGTATTTTCTATTATTTCTTGCATTGATTTGTATACCATTGGTGATTCATCTATTGTTTCTTCTACTACACTTGTTGAATAAACATCTTTCATACTTTGCTTAAATTCTTCTAATTTAAATCTTTCTTTAGCTTTCGTTCTAGACATTATTCTTCCCGCTCCATGAGGTGCAGAACAATTCCAATCTTGATTCCCCTTGCCTACTGCTATTATTGAACCATCTCTCATATTTATAGGTATTAATACTTTTTCATTTTTATTTGCTCTTATAGCTCCTTTTCTTACTATATTATCTTCAAAAGAAATATAATTGTGTATAGTCTCAAAGCTATTTTGCATAATTGGTGGATACATTTCAGGTATATATGTTAATTTATAATAATTAATTATTATTTGTTTTGCTATTTGTAACCTGTTTAAGCTTGCATATTCTTGACATATTTTCATATCATGTAAATACATTTCTCTGTGTTTTCCTTCTAAATAACACAATTCTTTTGGTAAATTAGGCTTATTGTTTTTATATTCTTTTTCTAATTCTTTTAATGCTTGCTGTATTTCTGATTTTCTTCCTTGCTCTTTATATTTTTTGATTATTTCTTCTTTCTTCTTGTACATTTCTTCTTTTCCAGAACATAGTTCAATAGCTAGATTTTGATAATAATCTGCAACTTGTTTTCCTAAATTTCTTGAACCAGTATGTATTACTAAATATTTGTTGCCTTTATTATCTGCATCTATTTCAATGAAATGATTTCCCCCTCCTAAAGTTCCTATTGCTCTATTGAATTTCTTTGTTTCTTTTAGTTCTCTTAAACAATATAATTCATTTATTTTATCAAAATTTAATAACTTTTGTTTTCTTATATTTCTTCCTGCTGGTATATATTCATTTACAACTCTATCTAGGTCTTTAAAATCTAATTCTATATTTCCTAATTCAACACATAACATACCGCATCCGATATCTACTCCTACAATGTTCGGTATTACTTTTTCTCCTAAATCTGCTGTAAATCCTATTACACAGCCTTTTCCTGCATGAACATCTGGCATTATTCTTACTTTGCAATTTTTAAAAGGTTCTTGTTTTAATAATTCATTTATTTGATTTACTGCCTCTTGTTCTATATTGGTTGTAAATATTTTTAAATCTTTCATTGTCGTTCCTCCATTTCATCAAACTTTAATAACGCTATTCCATTCATATGTTTCATATGTTCATAGCTATAATCCATTTCCCTGGCTGTAGTCACTAATGTTTTACCTTGTATGTATACCTTTTCTAATATTAATTTATAAGGTTGTTCTACTTTATCTAATTGATTTAATATTTGCTTTTGATTTTTTTGTTCTCTTACTATTCTTTCTAGCAATTCATTTATATTATCTAATAAAATCGCTATTTTTTCTGCCATGCTATCTTGAACTTCTTTACTTCCCTTTGGCATATCTGATAATACTGATGTTATATTTTCTATACTTGCTTTATATTCTTCTATGTATTCAAGTCTGTCTTTTATCCATTTTTGATTATATTTATAATTTTTTAGTTCTTCTCGTGTCATTAGTATACCTCCTCATTAAATAATTGTACTCTACCTTCTATATTCTTCTTTTAGCCTTTTCTTAATTAGTTTTAATGCTATCTCATAAGCATCATTTTCGTCTTTTAGGTTATTTTCATCTTGCCTTAATACTTTTATTGTCTCTAGTAAATTATTGTTTAAATTTATGTTTTTCTCTATTAATTCTTTTGCTTTTAATAGATTTTTTATTGTTTTAGTCATTTGTATCACTCCGCTTCTTTTGATTTATTTTCAAAATATTGTTTGATGCAGTTCTCATATAAATCTCTTTCTTCTTTAATGCAACCATTGCCTACACAACATTCACAATCTAAACACATATCATCAAAATCAATATCTGCAAATTTTTCTAACATTAAACTTATTATTTTGTCTTTTTCTTCTAGCATAGATAAAACTGTTTCTATTGCTATGCTATCTGTATCTAAATCTGCTGTTAATTGCATTGCAAATATGTCCCCATTTTTTCTTGCTTCTTTAATGACGCCATTATTTATTTGTATCATCTTTTTTAGTCTTTCTATTGCTTGTTCTTTTGTCACCGCTAGTCCTCCTATTTTTTCTCTACTAAATCATTACTTTTATAAATTTCTTTTAAATATTTGAATATTGTTATTTTTGTAGTTGCAACTGTTATTCCTTTTCCATTATTAAATTTAACTAAACTATAATGGCCATTGTTTTTTCTATAGATAATATATTTATTTCCCTTATTGTCTTCATATTTTCTTATTACTCTATCTTTTGCTTCCATCCTAATTCCTCTACTTTCTTATTTATTGCTTGTAGTTCCTTTTTTTCCAATCCCATCACTTGATGATTTTTATCATTTCTATATGAAAATACTATTTTCCCTACTTTAGCAATTTGTATTGTATGTTCTACTTTATCGCCCATTATAGTGTTTATATAACAATATTTAATCTCTGTGTCGTTATCTATAATTTTTAAAAAACCCAGCTTTTCAAACATCTCATCAGCACTCATTTTATTTTCTCCCTTCTAGTAGTTCTTGTAAAACTATTAATATTGCATCATCTTCAAAATCTTTATATTCTTGTTGCAATTCAAATTGTCTTTCACTTATCTTATCTTTTACTTTTTGAACTGGAATTGAATTTGAATATCTTTGTACTAATAATTCATTTATTTTCCTTTGTGTTGCTTCTTGATTTTTTAATTCTTCGTTTTCTTTTTGTAATCTTTTGATATGTTCTTCATATTTTTCCATTTGTTTTCGGACTATATAATATTGTTGATTTTCTATAACTTGTGCCATAGCTGTCATTTTATGTTTTTTCCCATCTTCATAACCACTCATATAATTTAATAATTCATTTTGAGCTAATGATATCATTACATTATTGTTTTTTCTATCTTCTTTTAGTTCTTCATTCTCTTTTAATACTCTTTTATAATCACATTCATTTTCATCTGATTCTGTCAACATTGCACTATATTCTTTTTCTAATTTATCTGCTCTTGCTTTTTCTTTTAAATAATTATCTACTATATTTTTAATGCTTTGTATTTCTTTTTTATAATATTGTATATCTTCATCGTTGTCATTTTTTACTTTCATTTGACTGTATATTGTATTAATACAATCTTCATCTCCTTTTATTATTCCTTCTAATATTTTCATATCTTCTTCTATACTATTTTTCATTCTTCCTCCATTTCTAATGTGTTTAGTAACATTTGTTTTAAATCATTTAAAACTGGTTTAATATTTTTATGTAACTCATCATTATAATGCTTAAATTCTTCACTTTCTATCATATTTGAAAAGCTTGTACCAATATTTAAGATTGGCTCTTTCTCGTCATTTATTGTAATATAACATTCTATTTTTAATATATTAATTCTATCTTCTATACTATTTTCTTTCACTTAAAACACCTCCTAACTCTTTTTCTAGTTTTCTTTTTTCTGTATAATGTAATTTAGTTGTTGTTATTTGGTGAATTATTTCGCATATCGTTCCGTTACTATATGGGAAAGACCATTTATCTCGTCCAAAATATTCAATTCCTCTTTCAGATTTTTCCTTTAATTCATCTATTTGTTCTTTATCTAATTTGCAATAAATTTTATATTCTAATTCTTTATACATTTTTTCCACAACAGTTTTGTATTCATCTAACCAATTCCAATTTATTTCTACTATAAATTTAGGTTCTGAATATCTAATTACTTCTTTTCCACAAAATGGACAATATTTTATGTTTTCTTCAAAATGAAATGGTTGAAATATGTCTTCTTCAAAATATATTTCTTTTTTACAATTTGAACATTCATGATATTTATATATTTCACCTTTATATATCGGTGTTAATATAACTCCATCTGCTGTCTTTTCTTTCACTATGTATCACTCCTCTCTAGTCCTAAATTTTCATATGCATCATCTATTTCTTTGTAACTTATTAAATTTTTTCGTAATTCATAAAAAACATCACTTATATATTCATCATCTTCTAATTCAAATATTTCTTGTATCATTGTAAACATATTCCATGTACATATTACATCTTCCCAAAATTCATTTTCTAATATAATTAAGTCTTCGCCAACTTTGTTTCCAAATTCTAATATTATTTTTTCCAATAATTCTCTATTATTTATTTTTGGATTTTCCATTAATTTATCAACAAAACCTTTATAATTTAATTTATATAAATCTACACTTATACTCATATCTTATTTACTCCTCTCTAATACCTTGATAAAAATTCTTTTAATTCTTTTCTTACTGTCTCCCACTCTTCTGTTTTTTCTAGCAATTTATTTAATTCATCTTTAGTTAATTTTGTGCAATCCCAGTTAGTCTCATCAAAATCATAACAACTACAATGATATCCTTCTACTAAAACAAATTCATTATATTCTGTATCAGGCATATCTTCTAGCAATAATAACCTTTCCATCTCATAATCTCTTTCACTTGTTGTTGCAAATAATACATTGTGCATTTTTATATCTGTTTTATTTTTTAAATTATATTTTTCCATATCTTCTTTACTCCTTTACCACTAAATTTGCTTTGATTAAATCGTATAATTCATAAGCAATATACAACTTAGACCAACCACTATTTCTACTTCTTCCACTTATTTTTCTATTTTTAAATATTAAAGTGTTAGGCTTAACATATTGTCCTTTACTGTTTAATTCAAATCCGTATTTTTCAAGTTCTTTTAAATCTACATCATCTCTTATTTTTAACATATCTATTCTCCTCCTATCCCATTTTTACTATTGTTATTGAAGGTATTTCTATTCGTTCTTTTTCAAAAACACCCATGTAATTTCTATCATAAACACTACATATATTTTGTTTATGTATTGGTATTTCTATATGTTGTCTATCTCCAATTTCTACTGTTCCAAATTCTTTTAATATGTTCATTACCCAATCTAATAATCTTTGATTTTCTTGCATTGTATTAGTTAATGCTTTTTCTAAATTATCTATTTGTTTACTCCAAATTCGTTCATTTTTTATATATCCTTCTATATCGCTATGAAGTTCATAATTTTCTTGTTCTAACTTTTTTATCTTTTTTTTATTAAATAAATCTAATTTTTCTCTATTCATCTTCTCCTCCTACTTTATAGTCTTAATTAATTCCCAACTAGGCAAACCATCTTTTTTTATTGATTTTTTATTTTGTTTTAAATAATCAATAACTATATCTACATCAATTTGCCTTACATCATTGTTTTCAAAGCACACAAGAAAATAAGCATTACATCCTGCATTTTTACACTTTTTTAATTCGTTTGTTTGCCTTAAATCTTTCTTTACAATATGCCACGTATCTGTTTTACATTCTTTTGCATCAAAACAGTCATGTCTGTTTGGTAAAAATATTTCATAATCAAAACATTCTCCTTCTAGATAAAGGCCCTCTGATGTTCTTTTTGCATAATTCTTATGTCCATGAAATCCTAATTTTTCAATATAATCTATTACTTTTTCAATTTGTTTTTCAAAACTTCTCCCTTTTTGCATTTTATGCTCCTTTGTACAATAATCTATTTAATATTTGACTTGCTTCGCTTTTTGTTAATTCACTAACATCTAAATCTTTGCACATTCTTTTTATTATTGTTTTTTGTTTTTCACTTGCTTCTGATTTTCCCCATTTTTTTATTTGTTTTATATCCCATATATATTTTTGTTCTGGATAATTCTCACATAAATATGTATAAGCCAAATCAAAAGCTTCTTGCATTTTCATTCTTTTACCACATAATGTTGTTTCTCCTAATTCATCTTGTGCTGGAATTATTAATCTAGAATTTTTTAAAGTACATACAAAATCGCCATTTGGCATTTTAAACCAATTTACATTATGTGTATTATATTCTTGTCCTCTTGCCCAAAGATTCACTATTTCTATGTTTTTTATCCAACTTTCTGGCACATCTGATATATTTTGAATTAACTCTGGTAACTCAAATAAGTCTCCTTGAACCTCATCTTGTTTTGATTTTGGTACATTTTCCATATCTATTCCCAATAGTGTTGGTGCCGTGCAAAGATTTGCTCTACCAGTTGTTCCTACTAAATCTATTAATATTAATTTTTCTTTTCCTGGATAAAGTCTTAATCCTCTACCTACCATTTGTGTATATAAAGAACTGTTGGAAGTTGGTCTTGCAATCATTACAGTTTCAACAAGTGGCATATCTGTACCTTCTGTAAATATCATACAATTTACTAGACACGGGATTTCTCTATTAGTAAATTTCTGTATTAGTTCTGCTCTATTTTTTGTTTCTGCTGTAACGGCTACTGCACCTGGTATAAGTTTTGCTATATTTTGTGCATGTTCAACTGATGTTGCAAATATTAAAGTTTGTCCTTTTGCATATTTTTGATATGCTTCTGATATTGCTCCATTTAAAATATCTGTGTTCATTGCCTTATCTAATTCTCCTGTTGCAAAATCTCCCATTCTTCTTGCTACTTTTGAAATATCATATCCTATATTTACTCTTAAACACTCAATATCTGTTAAGTATTTATTTTTTATTGCCCATTTTAAATCTTTTTGAAATATTATTTTTTGAAATACATCATCTAATCTAACATTGTCTCCTCTGTTTGGAGTTGCTGTAAATCCTAATAAAAGTCTTGGTCTAAAATAATCTATTATTTTTTTGTAACTTTGTGCTGCCGCATGATGTGCTTCATCTATTATTATCATGTCAAATTCATCTGTCTTGAATTTTTTTAGTCTATGTGTTAAACTCATTATTGAAGCTATTACAACTTCTTCTCCATTGGAATGTTGACTAGCCATCTCTATTCCAACTGGACAGTTGTAATATTTTACTGGTTGTGTTATTAGTTCTTCTCTGTGTGCTAAGACTAATACACGACCTTTTCTTTTTATATTTGTAAATGTTGCTGTTTTACCTAATCCAGTAGCCATTTGAATTAAGTATGAACCTGGTTTTAATTTATCTATTATGTCTAGAACTTCTTTCTGATAATCTCTAAGTTTTAAATCCATTAAGTATCTCCTCCTCTGTTGCTGGTATTTTTTTTAATATTTGGTTTAATGTATCTAATAATTTCATTACTTCTGATAGATACTTGTCCGCTTCTTCTATATGTTCTTCTATGTAATTGCAACCATTGTAATATCTTTGCAATGTCTTATTGTATAATTCTTTTATTTTATCCATTTAATCGTACCTCTTTTATCCATTTTAATGTTTCTAATACTCCTTTTAGATACATTAATACATTTTCTTTGTTATTTTTTTCATATAGTTTAATTAATCTTTCAGTTCTATCAATTTCTGCATCTATTTTATCTTCTATTAATATTATTGTTTTTAATCTTTCTCTCATGTTTTATTTACTCCTTTCAACTTCTTGTTGATTTTTATACTATTAGGGAGAAAAGGGATTTTTTTTGTATTATATAT